AAATAAATACAAATAAAAATGTCCCAGACACCATTCTCAAAACAATTATCAAATAGAAATTTCTTATCTCCAGCTGGATTTAAATTTTCCATTACAAGGATTCCAAAGGCAGATTTCTTTTCTAATTCTGCAAATATTCCAGGAATCAATCTTGGTGTTGCAATGCAACCAACTTACTTAAAAGATATTCCTGTTCCTGGTGATAAAATAACTTATGATGATTTATCTTTTAGTTTTTTTGTGGATGAAAATTTAGAAAATTATCTTGAAGTTCACAATTGGATAAGAGGACTTGGTTATCCAGAAAGTATTCAAGAATTTTCCGATTTAAAAGGAAATGATCAATATTTTCCAACTACTTCAGCAAGAAATCCTTATAACGAATATTCTGATGCTTCTTTGTCAATCTATAATAGCAATTTCAATATAATTGCACAAATACATTTTAAAGATGTCTTTCCTGTAAGTTTATCTCCTGTAAATTTCGATGCAAAATCAGGTGATATTAATTATGTTGAAGCAGAGGTCACTTTTAAGTATTCTATATATGATATAGTTGTTTTATGATTTATGAACCTTGATGAGATTCAATTATTATGGGAAGAAGATTCAAAAATAGATCAAGATAATCTCCATACGGAGTCATTAAAAATACCTTCTCTTCATGCAAAATATTATAAAATTTACAACAACATTTTAACTCTCAAAAAATCTCAAGAAAACAAATATAAGATTTTAAAAAAAGAAAAGTGGCAATATTACACAGGAAAATCTGATCCTGATGTTTATATCAAAAAACCATTTGATCACAAAGTTTTGAAGCAAGATTTAGATAAGTATCTTGATGCTGATGAGGAATTAATTACTTGCTTAACAAAAATTGAATATTTTCAAATGATGGTTGATTATTTGGAAAGTATTTTAAAAACAATATTAAACAGAACATATCAATTAAAAAATGCCATTGACTGGTCAAAATTTGTTGCAGGGTATAGTTAAATATGACTGACATTATTATCAAAAAGAAGAATGAAATTTTTCTCACAGTAAAAGCAGAACCACATATATTTCAAGAATTGTCAGATCATTTTACTTTTGACATTCCTGGTGCAAAGTTTATGCCGCAATATCGCAGCAAGCACTGGGATGGAAAAATAAGATTATTTTCCACACATAATGGTGAGATTTATGTTGGTCTTTTAGACAAAATTATTTCTTGGGCAAAAAATCATCAATACTCAATTGAGTTTGAAAATAATAAATTTTATGGAACTCCATTTGAAGAAAATGAATTGATTTCATATGAAGGAGTTTCTGATTATATGAATAAAATTTCAAAACATAAACCAAGAGATTATCAAATTGATGCTGTCTATGATGCATTAAAATATAATCGTAAACTTTTGATATCTCCAACTGCTTCAGGAAAATCTTTAATGATTTATTCTGTTGTTAGGTATTATATTGAGTCAAGTAAAAGAATTTTACTTATTGTTCCAACAACTTCTCTTGTTGAACAAATGTATAAAGATTTTGAAGACTATGGATGGAATGTAGAAGAATATTGTCATAAAATTTATTCAGGAAAAGAAAAGATAACTGATCTTCCTGTAGTGATTACAACCTGGCAATCAATATACAAATTGGATAGAAAATTCTTTAAAGATTTTGAAGTTGTAATTGGAGACGAGGCACATCAATTTAAATCAAAGTCTCTAATCAGCATTATGACCAAGTTGGATGATGCCAAGTATAGGTTTGGATTCACTGGAACTTTAGATGGGTCACAGACGCACAAATGGGTCTTGGAAGGTCTATTTGGTCCTAGTTATAAAGTAACTCAAACAAAAGATCTGATTGATAAGGGTCATTTATCAAAACTGCAAATTCGTGTTCTTTTGTTGAAGCACAATGAGCATCAATTTAATGATTATGAAGAAGAAATTCAATATCTTATTAATCATCAAAAAAGAAATAACTTTATTAAAAATCTTGTAAATGATTTGAAAGGAAATACATTGGTTCTTTTTAATCGTGTTGAATCTCACGGAACTCCTCTTTATGAGTTGATAAATAATTCAGTAGATAAAAATCGTAAAGTATTTTACGTTCACGGTGGAATAAGCACAGAAGAAAGAGAAAAAGTAAGAGAAATTACAGAAAATGAAAGCAATGCAATTATTGTTGCTTCTTATGGAACATTCTCAACTGGAATCAATATTAAAAATTTGCATAATGTAGTCTTTTCTTCACCAAGTAAATCTAGAATAAGAAATTTACAATCTATAGGCAGAGTTTTAAGAAAAGGGGATAGTAAGACCAAAGCTATTCTTTATGATATTGCCGATGATATTACATACAAATCAAAGAAAAACTATACGTTAAATCATTTAATTGAAAGAATAAAAATCTACAATGAAGAAAAATTTAACTATGAAATTATACAAGTTAATTTTAAAGAAAAATGAACGAAGACTTTTACGCAGTTATAAAATTAATATCAGGTGAAGAAATATTTTCGCAAGTATGTTCTTGTGAAGAAAAAGATAAAACTATTTTAATTCTTGATACTCCAGTAGTTATTGAAACAATTAATATTCGTCAATTGGGGGTTAACGCAGTTCGTGTTAATCCTTGGTTAAAATATGCAGACGATTCAATTTTAGTTATTAATATGGATAGAGTAATTACAATTACTGAAATAAATGATGAATCAATAATTAAAGTGTATAATAAATTCTTAAGAGATAAAGATAAAAAAACTTCTATGAGCAATATTACTCCCAATATGGGATTTTTATCATCTATTGCTGAAGCAAGAGTATCTTTAGAGAAGTTATACAAAAATACTTGAAGATATAACTTATCTTCAACCCTAACAGAGTGATTATAGACAGATTCAAACTGTTCGTCAACTACTTGATCTATGTGCTATAATGAACAAAGATTAATAAGACTTATAAATGAAAGAAAAGAAAAAGAATCCTAATTATGTGAATAATAAAGATTTTCATGATGCATTAATCACTCATAAGAGAAGACTGGAAGAATCAAAAACTAATGGACTTCCACCACCAAGAATTTCTAATTACCTTGGTGATTGTTTTTTGAAAATTGCTACTCACTTATCATATCGTCCAAACTTTGTAAATTATATGTTCCGTGAGGATATGATTTCGGATGGTGTAGAAAATTGTGTTCAATATATCAATAATTTTGATGTCAATCGATCAAATCCATTTGCTTACTTTACTCAAATTGTTTGGTATGCTTTCTTGAGACGCATTTCCCGAGAAAAGAGACAAATGGAAATTAAAGAAAAGATTATTGAACGCAGTGGATTTGAAGAAGTGTTTACTGCTGATCAGGGATTTAATAGATCGGATTACAATACAATAAAAGACAATATTCAAATTAAATTGAATCAATGAAGATAGGTTTAATTACAGACAGTCACTATGGGTTCCGAAAAGCAAATAAATCTTTTCATGAGTATTTTGCAAAATTTTATGATGATATATTTTTTCCTACGTTAGAAAAACGTAAAATTAAAACTGTCATTCATTTGGGTGATGCTTTTGATAGTCGTAAAGGTGTTGATTATTGGGCTCTTGATTGGGCAAAGGAAAATGTTTATGGTAGATTTCAAGATTTGGGAATTACTGTTTATAATATTGTAGGAAATCATGATGCTTATTATAAAAATAGTAATGAAATTAATGCTATAGACACACTTCTTCAACAATATTTCAATGTAGTTAGAGTTTCTAAACCAGCAGAATACATTATTGAGGGAATGAAAACTGTTCTTCTTCCTTGGATATGTGCTGATAATGAAAAAGAAACTTTTAAACTTCTTGAACAAACAGAAGCAAAAGTTGTTTTTGGTCATCTTGAATTAAATGGATTTTCTGTTTATCCTGGACAATATCAACAAGAAGGATTGGATAAAAAAGTATTTCAAAAGTTTGATAGAGTTTATTCTGGACATTATCATACTCGTAGTGATGATGGAAAAATCTTTTATCTTGGAAATCCATATCAAATGTTTTGGAATGATGTAGATGATATTAGAGGATTTAATATTTTTGATACTAATAAATATGAGTTAGAAAAATTTGATAATCCATATAGTATGTTTGAACGAATATATTATGATGAGACAGATTATAAGAAATTTGATACTTCATATCTAACAAATAAAATGGTTAAGATAGTTGTTAGGAAAAAAGAAGATCATTTGAAGTTTGATAAGTTTGTAGATAGCATACTTAAAGTTAATCCTTTAGAACTTAAGATAGTTGAAAATATTGACGTTTTTGATGATGATGAAGATTGTTCTGACATTACTACTGAAGATACATTAGGTATTTTGGATAAATATGTGCAAGAAGCAGATTTTGATTTAAATAAAGATATAGTCAAAAAACTTCTACGAGATGTATACAACGAAGCATTAGAAATAGAATAATGTTTATACTTACTATCAAAGAAAAGGAAGATGAAGGTGCATATGCAGTAATTGACGATGATGGTGAGAAAGCATTGTATTTTTTTGAAGAAGAAGATGATGCTGAAAGATATGCTGGTCTTTTGGAAGCAGAAGATTATCCAGAAATGTCTGTAATTGAAGTTGAAGATGAACCAGCAATAAAAACCTGTGAGATGTATGGATATCATTATGTTATAATTACCCCAAATGAACTTGTAATTCCTCCGCGAGAAAATGATTGTATTCAAGCAAATAAGTTATCGTAATTTTTTATCATCAGGGAACCAACCGACTCAAATTAAATTTACAGATACGCAAACTACTTTAATTGTCGGTGCTAATGGTTCGGGCAAGAGCACAATGTTGGATGCTCTTTGCTTTGGATTATTCAATAAAGCATTTCGTAAAATTACAAAAGGTCAATTAGTCAATTCAACCAACGAAAAGGAATGTTTGGTTGAGATTGAATTTTGTATTGGAACAAAAGAATACAAAATAAAAAGAGGTATTAAACCGAATATTTTTGAGATTTGGATTGATGGTGTTTTGCAAAATCAAGCAGCAGCATCTACAGATCAACAAAAACAACTGGAAGATAATATTTTAAAATTAAACTATAAATCATTTACTCAAATTGTAATTTTGGGTAGTGCTTCTTTTGTGCCTTTTATGCAATTATCTACGGCAAATCGTAGAGAAGTTGTAGAAGATTTATTGGATATTAAAATCTTTTCTGCGATGAATGCAGTCATTAAAGATAGAATTAAAAATACAAATGATAAAATTAAAGAACTTTCTTTGAAGCAATCTATGACCGAGGAAAAGGTTGAGATGCAAAAAGAATTTATTGAAAGTGTTGAGAAAAGTGGTAAAGAAAATATAGAAAAGAAAAAAGATAAAATCACTTCTATTACCACTTATATTGACCAGTTAACAGCAGAGAATGGACAAAAGGTGTCAGTGGTGTCAGAAACTCTTCAACCTCAACTGGAAGACCTTCTGGATGCATCTAAAAAATTAAAAAAACTTTCTAATTTGAAGGGCAAGATTTCTGAAAAAGTATCAAGTATTACAGAACAACATAAGTTTTTTAATAATAATTCGGTATGCCCTACTTGCACTCAAACTATTGAAGAAGAATTTAGGTTAAATAAAGTTAGTGAATCTGAAACCAAAGCAAAGGAACTTCAGCAAGGTTATAATGAGTTAAAAGAAGCAATTCAACAAGAGGAAAAACGAGAACGTGAATTCAATGTCGTCTCAAAACAAATCAATTCTTTAAACAATGAAATTTCTAACAATAATGTTAAAATTTCCCAACTTAATAAACAGTCAAGAGACCTGGGACAGGAAATTCAAGACATTGCCAACAAAATTAAAAATAGAAATGTTGAAAGAGAAGCATTAACTGAACTAGAACAATCTTTGAATTTAATTGAAATTGAAAAAGCAAATGAAAAAGAAAATATAACTTACTATGATTTTGCTAATTTTTTAATGAAAGATGGTGGTATTAAAAGTAAAATCATAAAGCAATATTTGCCATTGATGAATAAGCAGATTAATAAGTATCTGCAGATGATGGACTTCTATATTAATTTTACTTTAGATGAAGAATTTAAAGAAAATATCAAATCTCCTATCCACGAAAACTTTACATATGAAAGTTTTAGTGAAGGCGAAAAAATGAGAATTAATCTTGCAATTTTGTTTACTTGGAGAGAAATTGCAAGAATGAAAAATTCAGTCAATACTAATCTTCTTATTTTAGATGAAGTATTTGATAGTTCTTTGGATTTTATGGGAACAGATTATTTTACAAGAATTATTAAATATGTTATAAAAGATACTAATATATTTGTGATTTCACATAAGACAGACGAATTGATTGACAAGTTTGATAGAGTTATTAAGTTTGATAAGGTTAAGGGATTTAGTAAAATGATTGACTGACCTTTGGTTTTTTGGTATGATTGGTAGAGGTTGCTATGACTTTCTTTACTATGTTTGAACCTGATGACGAAAAAAATTTCAATCAGTTTACAGTAAAACTCGATGAAGAAACTAATTCAATTGACATTACAAAAACTCCTGTTACTATGACCGATAAAACAAATCATCTTTGGAAATACAACGAAGATAAAATTCTCAAGGATGTTGAAGATTATGTGACTACTACCTATCACGGGCACTATTGTGGTGATAGTGATGG